AGGTCAGTGAACTAAACTGATCTGACACTCGGACGGCTATCGGGCCGGTAACTGTCAGATCAGGTCGCGGCTACTACAGCTAGTGGATCGCCTTTCCCCGCCTTTGGCGTTTTCCGGTCACCGCTTCAACCGGGGTTCCATCCCGCAACGCTTCGATAGCCGCCACATCGGAACCCTCGTTGACCCTGCCCGATGCGGTGGCGAGTGGGACAGGGGCGCTCATTAGCATCCGGTTTTACATCCAAGCATTGACAAGCGCCAGAATCTTCTTAGTGACATCCTCGTCTTTGATGCAGGCGATGATCTTCACATCGCTACCGCACTTCGAGCATGTCTCTACATCGATACGGAAAACCCTCCGCAGCCCCTGCGCTAAGTTCGTGAATCAGTCCGCTCAGGGTCGGAATACGACAGTCGGCTCGGTTCTCTGTACCGTCCACTTTGCTAGCTTTTCTAAATCACAGTCGGGGTAAATCTGAGCCACTACAGGCTTTAGTTTGGCGTGGACCGACACCGTCTGTCGGTCCCCGCACAAGCTATTACGAGTAGCATTCAGTCGCAGCTTCGGTGTTCACTCACAACCTGAAGTTATCGAAGTCGATGCCACGCAAGCTCACCCGACGTCTTTCGCCATAGAAATGAATACGACTGCGAGACACGTTTTTTCCGACGGTTTTTGCAGCGGCACTCAGGGGGCCTCCTGGTTTGCCGTCCCCTCGTTCGCCGCCCGGTGTATCCGGACCCAAGGTGCGTGCCCAGAGTAAGAACTGCGACAGGCTATCGATCTGATCATCGTGCTGTCCCTCGGGGAATTTAATCACCTCGGATCGGAACGCCTCCAGCCATTCTGCTTGTCGGGGAACGTGCACTCGACCTGCTGCTAGCACAGGACTCTCTGCTTCCATTCTTTCGGCTTTTGATCCGTCCGGTTTGACACTCATGATGTTCAGCAGCGAGTGCCGTCGAAGCGTGTGTATTAATGCAGCGCTTCCATTGGTGGATTCGATCAACACCAAGTCCGGATCATGCTCGAGCGCATGGTTGTGTATCACATCGGGAAGCTCGCTGCTGGATCTGCGATGACGCCAGACATCGATCAGATAGTACTGATCGCCGTAGCATCGCCAGGTGGTGCCTACCGTGTAACTGCTGCTGCCTGACACCACCATAGCGGTATCCCAGCTTGAGACCGTGATGTAACTTGGATCCTCTGCAGGCAGCTCGTCATACTCTTCGAACCAAGACCACTCGACGATGCCACCGCCCGCCGGAACAGGGCGCTGTTGGTATTGAGCGCCAAATACGCGCGGTCCCATTTCCTCCGCGATTCTCTGCAGAACCGGCATGGGCTCGCGCTGCGCGTGAAGTACTTCGCCTTTCCGCCGGTTATAGTGTTTGCCCGGCGCAATGAGTATATCTTCATCATGCTCAGCGATTGCTGGTAGATTGAGTATCTCCCAGCCGCCATTGCGAATCAGCCGACCGACAGGGTCATCCTCGTGCAGACGTTGCATGATGACCACGATTTGCCCGTTGACCTTATCGTTGAGCCGGGAGAACAGCGTGCCCTGCAAGTAATCACTAGCATTATCCAGCTCTTTCGCCGATGGGAGTATCGAGGCCTTCATCAGGTCGTCGACGATGAGGATGTCGGCGCCCATACCTGTAACGGACCCGCCCAGTGAAGTCGCATACCGTGATCCCCCTTTGGTTGTGGAGAAGTGCGTAGAGGTGTTTTTTCCTTTACCGATGCGGGTGTCTGGGAACGCGTTCTGATAGAAAGGCGATTCCATGATCCGCCGGGTGTCCATCGATAGCTTCTCGGCTAGCTCCAGGGCATAACAGGCGGTGATGATCCGCTTGGTGGGGTCCTGGCCGAGCATGTACGCCGTCATCGCCACGCTTGTGGCCAGTGACTTTCCGTATCGCGGGGGCATGGTGATGATCACCCGCTCCGCTTGTCCCAGAAGCACCTGATTCAGCACATATAGAATGGCCTGCATGTGCCAGTTGTCCTGGTAGGGTGTGCCTGGGTGAAGCTCGGCAAACGTGCGTTCGAAGAACAGCCTGAAGTCGGATCGAACGATTGCATTAAATGTGTCTTGGTTTCCCATGATTAGCCCTCCTGCGGGTCTTTGGATTCACTGAGGATTTTCTGTTTGTAGGATTCGAGGATCGCGAGGTCTTCCGGCGCCAGCTTCTCGACGGCCTCGTTGGCGATGCGTGAGTTTTCGAGTCCAATGATGAGATTGATCAATACGCCAGAGGACCTGCTGTCTCCCTTCATGGCTTTGGCGAACAACGCCTTGATCATGGCTCGTTGTTTGGTGGTCTCAGAGCTCATGCCGCCTTCGGTCACCACGATTTTTTGATTAAGCTCTTCCTCCAGATCCGTGTTGAGATTGCGAATGCCTTTCGGGCGACCCTTGGGATTGCCTGATTGCCCTTTTTTGAACTGAGTGTGTTTTGGCGGCTTGCCGAAGCCCACCTCGTACTCCTTGTCACTCATGCCAGCACCTCCTCAAGATCTACAGCCGAGTTCGCGGCGACTTGGGAGAAGGTGTTTCCCGTGGCCTCATGCACGGCGTGCTTTCCGGTCATGGCTTCCCAACGGCGGATCGCGACGTCGACGTATCGAGGGTCGATTTCCATGGCGCGGCAGATACGCCCGGTCTGCTCAGCGGCGAGGAGGGTCGTACCCGATCCAAGGAACCCGTCGAGCACCACATCACCCAGCTTCGAGGCATCCAGGATGGCATCAGCGATCATCGCGACGGGTTTTACCGTCGGATGTGCCGCGAGTGATTCCTCTCGATTCTCTGAAAACGTGTTCATCCCGGGGTAGCGCCAAACGTTCGTCCGATAACGGCCATTGGCGCCGAGTTGCACGTTGTTGATGTGAGGCGCCGAGCCTTTCTTGGCAACGACGATCAGTTCGTGCTGGGATCGATAAAAGCTTCCCATACCGCCATTGGTCTTCGACCAGACGCACACGTTGATCAGTTCATCGAAGACCCCATCGACTGCTTCCAGCAGCTCTCGGATGTGCCGCCAGTCCATGAACACGTAGTGCAAGGAGCCAGAGTCACTCGCATTGGAGAGAACCACCAAGACGCGCTTGAGAAACTCGGTAAATTCCGTGGGCGTCATCTCACCCGCGGCCATCAGAAAGTCTCCGTGGCCGACGTCATCGCTGACCGAAATGTGGCCCTGCGTGGGCACGTTGTACGGTGGGTCTGAGATATGCAAAGCTGCCCGTTTATCACTCATCAGCTCGGCGACACTCGCCTCACAGAGACTGCTGCCGCACATCACTCGATGCTGACCCAGGGACCAGATGTCACCGGGTTGGGTGATCACGACCTCATCATTGAGCAGCGGGGGTTCTGCAGGCTCTTGGGGCATCGTTTCCATGATGAGGAGATTGTCGATCTCCGGCGGCTCGAACCCAGTGAGTTCGAGTTCAAAGTTCTGCTCGACAAGGAAGTTGAGTTCGATCTTCAGTAGACCCTCATCCCACTGCCCATCCTCGGCGATGCGGTTATCGGCCAGCGCATAGGCACGAAGTTCTGTCTCGCTCAGATGGTCCGCCAGGATGACGGGTACGGCGGTGTAACCAAGCCGCTTGAGCACTTCTAGGCGCGCCGCGCCGGCAAACACTTGCCCGCCGCCGTCGCAAACTAGCGGGATGACAATGCCAAAGCGCTGGATTGCGGCTTCCAGCTTCTTCAACTGCTTCGCGGTGTGAGACCGCGCATGGGTACTCGGTACGCTCAGGGACTCGATGTCCCGCTGCGTGATTTGATGGTTCGTCATAAACCAGTCCTCCAAAAAAGAACGTCCATAGCTTGCCAAAACCGGCAGCCAGTCGCTCCTTCGGGGACTGCAGTAGAAAAGACTAGCGAGTGAACAATCGCTAGCGATATGTTTTGGTTGGCCCCCGCATTGCACGAGAACCCGTCGCGCCGATTAGCTTTCGGCGACGACAAATGTAGGTCACGGGAGTCCCTCCGTACAAACGATTTTGGCGTTCGTTAGCAAAAAATTTGTGATTTGAGCCAAAGAGTTGCGAAAGTTTGTACGGAGGTTTCGTGGGGAGTAACCTGAAGGGGCGGAGGCCTTGTGGTGCTTTAGTGCGAGCGCCCGGGCGAGCGTTAGTCGAGCATGTAAGGCGATGCCACAGGGCGTTACAGCGGGGGATTGGAGGCGGGCTAACCTCTTGAGCTCGTCGAACAGTACGCGCAGTGTGGCCTTTAAACTGAAGTGTGAACTAGCGTATCCCGAAAAGGTGTCGTTGCTCCTCCCAATCCATCGGGAACCCCTTCTTGAGTTTCTCCAGCGTGAGCGTGTCCGGAATATCGCCCTCGGCAATACGCTCAATGATATCGGGTGCCAGGAAAGCGAGTTGGCGGATGCGGTACACCTGGCGTCGATTGAGCCCGTCTCGATTCACCAGCGCGTCGATGGAGGCTACCGCGCCGGTAATCAACTCCTGATTCCATCGCAGGGCATTGAGCACATTGCGCTGCAGTGCCCGTACAGACCGGGGGTGAGCCTTGGGAGGTTTCCGACGCGTGTTGCCGACGATCAGGCGTTTGCCGATGCCACTTCGGCGGAGGTCGATCGCCGCGGATAACGCGATGCGATCTTTTGGATCCGGCGAACGTGATTCGGTAGTCGCCGAGTCGTGGTGCTGATTCAACAGTAGGTTGCTTAAGCCCTGCCGGCAGAGCGACAGATCAACTCGGTTAGATTCGACCGTGACCCTCAGATCGATTGCAGCCAGTGTCTTGATCTTTGTAGCGGTATCAAAGCTCCGCCACGTTTCATTGAGCTGCTGGGCGTGTGACAGCGCGCGCTCTACATCGTGAGCATCAGACAAGTTCTTGGTGAGGTGGTCGAGCAGGGAGGTTGGATTGCCAATGAGATCCATGACCAACTCCTCGACGGCGTTGTCCAACTGCACTGCTGGAATCCGCTTGACAGCTAGAGCGTCGTCTTCGCGAAATTGCAGCAGCGCCTGATTGATGTAGTAACCGTAGCGCTTGTTGCGCTTTTGCGTGTAGGTCGGCGACAGCCGATTACCCTTGTCATCGACGACGCGACCTGCGAGCAGGCTCGGGTGCTTTGCGGTGCCTCTGGCTTTGTGGCGTGTGCGGTTTGTTCGTAGCTTCGTCTGAACGGCATCCCAAACCTCGGCATCTACGATCGCCGAGTGGTTAGCCTCGTAGAGTGTTCCATCGTGATGCACCTTGCCGATGTACAGCGGATTCTTGAGGAGTGCGTACAGCACACCGCGGGAGAAGGGCTTTTCGCCGGATATCTTGTGGTGATCGGGCCTGGGCTTGCTGCGGTAGCCTTGATCGTCAAGTTCGGTCTTGAGTTTGCGTACGCAGCCGAGAGCGAGATATCGATTGAAGATGTGTCGAACGACCGCGGCTTCTCTTTCATTAACGCATAGCTCGCGGTCGGTGAGGTCGTAGCCTAGCGGGACGCGACCGCCCATCCACATTCCTTTTTTCTTTGAGGCGGCGATCTTGTCACGTATTCGCTCCCCCGTAACTTCACGCTCAAACTGGGCAAACGAGAGCAAAACGTTCAGCGTGAGCCGCCCCATCGACGTCGAAGTGTTGAACTGCTGTGTGATTGAGACAAACGAGACGTCGTGCGCGTCAAAGAGCTCTATTAAACGCACGAAGTCAGCCAGAGATCGAGAGAGGCGATCGAGCTTATAGACAACGATCACGTCGACCTGACGGCTGTGAACAAGGTCCAGGATGCGGGAGAGAGCAGGGCGGTCCACTGTGCCTCCCGAGTACCCGCCGTCGTCAAAGCGTTCCGGGAGCGCCCACCAGCCTTCGTGCGCTTGGCTCGCTACATAGGCCTCACAGGACTCGCGCTGGGCATCGAGCGAATTGAAGTCTTGATCGAGCCCTTCTTCAGAGCTTTTACGGGTGTAGATAGCGCAACGGACTGGATTGGCACTACTTGTTGACACGTTGGTGCTGTTTGAGGCCGAAGAAACGAGGGCCCGACCAGCGAGTTCCGGTAATGAGCGTCGCTATCTCAGAGAGGCTGTTGAACACCTTACCTGTAGTAGCCGCGACCTGATCTGACAGTTACCGGCCCGATAGCCGTCCGAGTGTCAGATCAGTTTAGTTCACTGACCT